CCTTCAGCGTCAAGACCATGAATTGCTTTAAGGTCTTGTGCGAGTTCCATTGTGTACTCGGCTTTTAAGGCACGGGACTTAGCTGTAACGGTTGATTTCTCAATTGAGAAGGCCATTTCAGCAAATGCTGCACCGACACCACCTGAAGTACCACGGGCTTCCGCGGTTGCTGTAGGTAGACCAGTACCGTGTGTTGAAACTGTATCAGCTTCATCGGCAATGGTTCCGTCAGTATCTGCATCAGTAACACCTACCAATCCTGTTGGATCAGCTTGATGTGTTCCTGCACCTGAGAAGTCGGTATCTGCTTCGTCGAATAACGCTTCAGTACCGCCTTGAGTTGTATACCTGCTCTTCATTGCAAAGATAAGACCAGTAGGTCCAGACATTGGTTGGACTCCAGCTATATCATAAGCAATTAGGTTAGGCATCGCACGTCTAACTAGGGAAATTAAAACAGGATCAAAATTGTCGATACTAGAACCAGTTGCGTTAGCAGCTGCCTCGTCGATCTGACCGAACGATCTTTGTTGTCTTTCTTCCATTAGGGCTACTTCTTGGTTCTCAAGAAGACGTGCAGTAACCGCTTTTCGATATTTGTCATCGATCGCAGGAGCATCTTCGTGCTCAAGGACAGGTGACCATTTTTCGATTAAGTTTTGGTCTGCATTAAACATGTTTTGTTTACCTCTTAGGTTAATAATTGCAAATTATTGATTATGTTTACTAATGGCTTGAGTGTATGCATTCATTGAATTGGATACTGGAACTTCCGTTCCACCATCTTTTCCAACTAGTGCATCAGATTCATCAGCTGTGCTTTCTGTTTCAGTATTAAAATAAGATTCTTTAACGGTTTTAACTTTCATTTCGAAAGTCTCTTCGTCTTCAAAATCTATATCTTCAACTAAACCAGCAAGTTTTTCAGCTTCTGTATCTGCTAAGCCTGAAGATTGTTTACGTACAATGTCGGCTCTCTGCAATTGCTGAGTACCTTCATGAAGACGTATATTATCTTCTGTGGATTTATTGAGCTGTTCTTCTAGTTCAGAAACTTGATCAGCGAGATCGTCGATCAGGTCAGCTTTACCTTCTGGAACTTCAATGTAATGTTCCTTGAAAACAGATTGTAATGAACTCATGAACTCTTCAGCAATCTCAGCTCTGAGACCTTGCTGTACAGCCAATTCATTCTCTTTCATCCAATTCTCAACTACGTAGTTAAGATAGGAATCTACCTTTTCTACCATTTCGTTTTGAACGTCAGTTACTTCTGTTTCAAGATTTTGCGCATATTCAGACTCTAGTCTATCAATCTCAGCGCCTACTTTTGATGTGTAAGCAGCTTCGAAAATAGCTCCAGCCTTCTCACGGAATCCATCGGATAGCGTAGCTTCTTCAGCAACTATTAGATCTAAGTCTTCGTTCCAGTCAGCAGATTCAGCTTTAGCTGATGCATCAGATGATTTAGCCTTAATAGACTTATCTTTTTCTGGTTTAACAGCATTAATTGCTTTCTTTACTGAACCGTCGTCTTCAGACTCTTCAATATTTTTTACCATCTTTGCGAATATTTGTTGCGCTTCGTGTTTTTTAGCCTTTTTCAGCATTTCGACTGCGGCGTTAATAACTCCAGCTTTAGTTTTAGGAATTGATGGAGCGGCTGGGGTTGAAGCTTCTGCTTCTTCCTCTTCTTCATCGTCTTCTTTTTTAACCTTAGCTTCGGCTACTTCTTCAACTTCCTCTTCGGAAACTTCTTCAGAAACTTCGTCAGACTCAGTTGATTGCTCTACTACTACTTCTTCATCAGCTTCTACAGCTACTTCTAAAGTTTCGTCTTGAACAACGGCTTCGTCGGAAACGTCTTCGACTATATTATTAATTGTGTCAGTCAAATTAGACATTTTTGTCTCCCAAAGTGAGTTTATAATTTAGAGAGGAAATGTTTAAACGCCCTTATTTCCATTTCAGGCAAAGCCTTCAATGGAACACGTTTTATTTCAGTCTCAATTATTTCAATTTCCCGAGCTTCCAATATGCCATTATTCCATACCCAGTCAACTCCTTCCATTACACCGTTAACAAACGCTGATGGAGCGGAGGGATCTTGGACTATGTCAATGGAGGCTAACAAAAAGTCACTCCTCACATACATGCCACTTTGTCGGTTCTCGAGAGTACCCATACCACGACTTGAAACACCCAACTTAACACCACCTTCAAGTAGACCTTCAACGATCTGTCCCATAGGGGTTTTTAGTATGGATGCCTTTCCTATAACATTATTTCCCTGGAATTCCAGGTTCGTAATCTTATGTGAAACCTTATCAAGGTTAACCGTTGGACCATCTGGATGGTTTAATTCCCCAACTGCTCTACCTTGCGAAACCTGCTCTTTAACATATTTGTTAACAGCTGATTCCAAAATCTTTTTTTCGTATATACGGCCGTTTCTATTTTTCTTTTCGGCTTGCATAAATACGCCTTCTATATGAAGGTTTTTTTTACCGTTATTTTTTTCTATAATAACTTCCAACGGACTATCTACGTATTCTGATATTAACTTCATTTTTCGTTACCTAATAGTTGTAGGAATTCTTTAATTGCCTCTTCAGCCTCTAAAGCGTTATCAAACTTTTCATCGAGCATAGTATCATCTATCATAACTATATAAGAATTCTCTTCTTTATACATAACTATTCTAATTCCACCAACCTGATATTTTTTAAAAGCTGTTGGTTGAATTTCTAACTTTTCTCTAAGTTCTTTAAATAACAATATAATTTACTCCTCTTCTGTTTCTTCTAGCTTTTTGCCAGTCGAAGAAGCTAATTCAATTTTTCTGGCATCTAATGCATCACTTAACTTTTGTCCCATTACGGTATCAAAGGCCTTACTTGCTTTAGTATGATCACCAGATTTAATATTATTAATTAATTCATTCGTACTCATAAAGTGTTCCTCTATATTCTATTTATAAAAAATTAGATGTCAAGATCAAGATCTTCGCCATCTTCTTCATTTTCTTTGTCGATTTGCTTATCAATCTCTTCAATTTCGTCCTCAGATTGTCTTAATATCTGTTTACGAATCCATTCATTTGATACATATTTGCCTACATATTCATCTAATGAGGCTAACATTTCAAATCTTTCTCGAACCATTTCTGATTCTTTTAATTCACTAAAGTAATTATCTTCAATAAAATCAAAAACTATCTCTTCTTTCCAGGATTCCCAATCTTGTTTAGTTATAATCTTCTTAAGTAATAACTGTGTCTTAAGTGCTTGCATAAACAAGTCAGAGAATCTTTTTCTAAGTCTATCGATGAATTTCTTAAATTTAACTTCATCTCTAGTAATCTCTGTAGATCTACCTAAACTAAATTGTGCTTCTTGTTCTAATCTATTGAGTGGAACATTTAATGCTTTATATAGTTTCTTTTGAAAATAGATTATATCATCTATTTGACCTAGGTTATCTCCACCTGGTAATGTACTAATCTCTGTTCCTCTTCCACCTTCTCTTCGTGGTAAGAAGAAATCTTCCATCATCGACATATGTTTCTTATCGTCTTTAATCTCACCTGTACTAGCATCATAGACCAATTTATTTCTATATTGATTCATTATGTTCTTAAGGTATTCTTCAGCCTTACCTTTAGGTAAGTTACCTACATCAATATAGAATATTCTACGTTCAGGAGCTCTTGAGATCCTGTATATAACCAGTGAATCCTCCATCATACGGAGTTGATTAACTGGTTTTATCGCTTTATGGATATAAGATAATATTCTATTTCTACCAGGATCTAATTGACCACTGGTACAATATATTATAGAATCAGGATGTATTTTAACTCCCTGATTATGTTTTTCCATCATATTGTCTTGGAAAATGAAGTACTCTTCCTGCTTTACTATTAATTTAGCGCCGGATTTAGGATCTTCTTTTTCCTCAATTTCTTTAACTTTCCTCAGTTTAGTAGGATCAATGTATCTTAATTCTTTAATACCTGCCTGAGGTTTACCTTCATCAATTATTACATGATAAGGTAATCTTCCATCAATATACCACTTTCTGAATATATCATGTGCATATTGATTAAAGCTAATAAGTTTTAATATATTATCAAATTCATGTCTAACAATATCTTTAATCTTATCTGATACTTCTAATGCATCAAGAATAATATTTACTGGAGCTTCATCATGATCTCCAACAATACTTTCATTAACTATATCTTCAATAGCAGCATCACATTCGGGTTGACTTGCTACATCCCTATATTTCATTAATAAATCTATCTCGGTTTTGGCTTTATCGCCATCTAAGTCGAGATATACACCAAAATGCCCACCGGTGGTTATAACACCTGCGCCATCCGACTCCGTATCTGGTACAAAAGAAGGACGATCAGGTCC